AATGACTTCGGACCTCAGTATCTTTCACCTCGACTCCAAAAACGTCTTCGAATTAAACGAAACTTTATTCGCAAAACCAAAATCGAACCTCAACTAAAAGAACGAATTTTTGAAACCCTTGCCGCCGGACCGCCTGAAGCTGAAGTTGCCGAAATTGCCACCATTGATATGACTAAGCCATCGACAAAACCGAAACCTAAAAAGGACTCTCCCTCTTGGCTTGCCAAAACTTTTTCATCTACCACTGGAATCACTCCTAAGCACGCTGAACAAACGTCTGAAGTGCTTGAATCCTTGACTAAAATGCTTAACGAAAATGACAAGACGTCACTTCTTTCTGGAATGAAAGAATCTATTGCGTCTATAACAGCAACTAATAAGCATCTTAATGAAGCCACCGGTAAATTCTCCAAACTTTGTGAGAAGGTCTCAGGAACACTTGGGACCTGGGATGATTTCATTAAATCAGCCTCGGATTTTACTCGCTCTAACGATTTCCTTCAAGCCGCGCCTCTCTTCTACGATATGCTAAATTTTCTTCGAATTTCAAAAGAATCTGGAATGATATATTGGTCAATGTTACCTTCCCTAGGATGGCGAATATTGGTCATGTTTTTCGATTTCCCTCTTACCTTAATGCAAAAATTTATTCAAATTGCCTCACCGCCCGTAACTGAAGCCGCTGGACCTGATGATTCTTCTCGAGCTCCTTGGATGTTGGCTGCGCTAGTTGGTTCTACCATTTTGCACAAAATGCCTTCAACCAAAGATATTAAAGAAGTAGTATCAGTAATTACGATGACGACCCGACTTGCCCCTGTACTTAAAACTATACCCGACCTACTTGGATGGATACGTGACTGCTTACCCGAAACACTTAAAATCTGGATACAAAAAGTTGTTCCTCATGGAATTTATATGAAAATGTTTAAGCCCAAAGAAACCTGGGTGGAAGATTTTATCGTCCCTGTGTGGGAAATATTCCGTCAATCTCAACGCCGTAAAGTTATGTACGAACCACAGACGCGTGGTCGCGTAGCAGCACTTTATACTTATGGCGTCGCCCTTCTTAACCGAATGGTTAATGACGGATTTAAAGCTTCCGATTGTCATATAATTCGAGCTACAATGGAAAAATTGTGCTCTTTGGAACGACTCCGAATCGATACGAAACCCCTTAATGAATACCCATATTGCCGACGTGTGACCCCTTACTGTATTTGGCTAACTGGCGACCCAGGAGTTGGAAAAACTTCCTGTGGACCTGCAATAATCAAGCTTCTTGCTCCCCCGAACTGGCCTGATTCAAATCTCATTTACCCAATCAACACTGGTGCCCGCTATTTGAATAATTATTCAAATCAATTTGCCGTTTACTGGGATGATATTGGACAACGAAATGTAGTAGATACAGATGCCCCAGAAATGATGCAATTTATGCAAATGGTAGGCAATTTTCCCTACAATATTCCTTCCGCTCACCTCGAAGACAAATCTATGATGTTTGGCTCTGACCTTGTGCTTGCTACAACAAATTCACCCTATCCGAAACCTCCTGAAATTAGACATGCTGACGCTTTATGGCGACGCCGAAATGTACTTGCACATGTTTCATGTGCTCCCGCTTTCCGAAAAGACTTCTCGACCGCTGTTGACCCCGCTAAGATTGATCCCAATAATCCTTATGGACATCTTCGTTTTGGCCTTTTGAATCCAACGCGCGATACTGCTCCAACTGGAGTACAGCACGACTTCACTAATTTCATCAATTATCTTCGTGAAGATATGATGGAACATTTTAGACGTGAAGCTGCTTCTGTTCGCAATTTGAAAGACGATATCGAACATGCTCGTGATCGATTTAATGAAACATTTAACCAATCAACTGAAATGTTTGCCGATCACTGGAAAGATATATTGCGAACCCGCTTGGAACTTTCTGCTTTTAACGAACCTGCCCACCATGATATGACGAATTCTATCCTCGATGACATACGAATGATTCCCAAACCCACGATACCAAAATTTGAAACCGTTTCCGCTGGACCACCTGAATCTGAAGATCCTGACGACGATGAAGAACCCTCAATTGCTCAAAGCCCCGAAGAAATAGGCTCCTCAGCCTCCCACTCTGGACACGCTCCCTTACTTCCTCCAAATCATCTTCGATGGAAAGAACATTACGTTTACCAAACTTTGGGACAATACAATCAAAATATTCAATGGACAATTAATACTCCTGAGGCAAAAGAAATAGAAGCTAAATACTCCTATCTTATGTCTCCTAATGTTGCTGCTACTTGCGCAACTTTTGCACATCATTGGTCGCGACTCTCGCGCGACCGTCTTGGAGAACTTGTCGAACTTGTATTTCCCGAAAATTTTGAAGATGCTTTGGAAGATCCGACCGAATATAATGACACGAAAGTAAATTTACGACGTGCCTTGGACAAACTTTTTGATGAGGACCGAGTTGGTTTTACTGATCTCATTGCCCAACAAATGTACCAAATGGTTATGGAAGAAAAATCCGCGACGGCTAATGCTGTTGCCAAAACGTATAAGCACGATAATCTATTCCGTGCTGCCAAATTTGTTGGTACTGCTGTTGCTACAGCTGGCCTTGTGTATGGCCTTTGGACAATGTGGGAAGTATTTTCTGGCTCATATCAAACGTTTGTTTCTGTTTTTAAAGAGCAAAACGCTACTCCGGTGCTCCCCGACTCTAAGCAAATAGAGGCGGCTGCCAAGTTTTATCCTGGTGGTAATGTGCAGCATGTAGCGCATGTCAATACCCGCCACAATCCTATACAGATTGTGTCGGCTGGCTTGCCTGAAAAGCAGGAAGAAATGGAAACGCAAATCAATGCGAAATACGATCTTATTTCATCAAGAATTATGCCTAATCTCGTTTCAATTTACTGGACTAATCCTGACCAAATCCTCGAACCTGGACAAGAACCCACAAAACTGAATAAACTTCACGGTTTGTTTGTTGATGGCAATGTATTTGTTACGACTTCGCACTTCTTCACCGTTCCTGGTGGAGGTTTACGACCCGAAGGATGGCCTATCCATATAGAGGCCACTGGACTCCCAACTATGACCGAAAATTTTTCGAAATTACATATGTGTTGGGATCCTAAACGTGATTATGCATTCTATAAATGCTCGAACCGTGTTACTAATCGACGACGACTTACCCATCATTTCTTTACTGAATCTGATGTAGAACGATATCGTGACTTTCCCTGTATAGTACCTAAATATCTCCGTGATCTCTCTCCCCTCTGGCAATCAACGCACGCGAAACTTGTTTCTAATGTTTCATATAATCGACCGAATAAAAATGACCCCGATAATTATGACACCTTCGTAGTTCCAACGTGTTATTATTACCAAGGTTTTGTAGAACTTGGTACTTGTGGTGCTCCATGCATCTCAATAAATCCATCACATCAACGATCAGTCGTTGGAATACATGTTGCGTCTGGACTGAACCGTGTCCCGAATTACGGTTATTCAACAATAATAACTCAAGAAGTTATTCAAAGAGCCATTTCAATCTTGGAAGAGCGAACAAATTCGCTCGTAATATCTGGATTTGAAGAAATGATTGAAGTTGGCGACGCAATTGCTGCCGGAACCTATGTTCCAGAAGGTGAAATTCAAATTTTTGGAAATCCGACCGACCATACCTATACCTCCCGACAACCCACCCGAACTCAAATCCAACCCTCACTCCTCCATGGAAAAATCCGACACACCCAAAAGAAAGAGCCTTCCGTGATTTGCAATAACGACCCTAGAACACGCGAAGCCCCTGAAGGTGGGCATCCGATTATGGCTGGAGTGCAAAAATATGGGAAAATATCACATTTTCCCTGCCATGATCCAACGCTTACGTTGTATATTGCTCAGAATATGGGCCGAGACCTTTTCCATCACGACGTACAATTTGAACCGCGTGTCTTAACAGATTACGAAACGATCAATGGCTCTGAATCCTATGACCAAATTCATCCTCTTGACTTTACGACATCTCCCGGACTTAATTATATCAACCACCCTGAAAAACCTAAGGGCGCTTCTGGAAAGAAGTGGCTCCTCCGACCGATAAATTATGTATGTGATCCGCCTAGATACGAAATAGATCCTCAATCCCCTTTAGCTCCCAAATTAAAACATTTAGAAATTAAGCTTCAAAATAAAACTATGGGCGACAATGTAGTGTGGAATGATTGTTTGAAAGATGAATTGCGTCCCATAGAAAAGATTCGAAAACCTAAAACCCGTGTATTTAATATTCCTCCTTTAGAATTAACAATTTTATGTAAGAAATATTTTGGTGCTATTGTAGCCCACATTAAACGCCACTTCAATAAATTAGGCTCTTCAATAGGAATGGATCCCATGTCAATAGATTGGACCTCAATGAATCGACGACTCCTGGAAAATTCCGAATTTGGCTTTGATACTGATTTTAAAAATTGGGACGGACGAATGAATACTGTTGTGTGGTTTGTTTTCTTGCAAATGTGTGACATTTACTATCAAAGAGAACATGCCGCAGACCCGAAAACCCGAAATGTACGACATGGATTACTTGCTCATATGGCCCACCGCTGTTCTGTTGTTTTGAACCTATTAATACAAGTATTTATAGGAGATGGTTCTGGATGCTGGCTTACTGATATAATAAACTCGACTGGAAATACTTTTGAACATGCTTATGCTTATTTCAATCTCGTGCCACCAGAATTCCAATCATGGAAATCCTGGAAGGAAAATGTAGTTTTCCTATCATACGGTGATGACTGTATGAATTCCGTCAAATTGCGTATTCTTCAATATTACAACGCAGTGACGGTAGCCAAAGAGTTGGCTAAATTTGGCATGGAAGCAACACCTGCAACGAAAGACGCTGAGCTTGTTCCCTTCAAATATGTTACCGACCTTATTTACCTGAAAAACCGAACCCGACAAGTTGGAGTGCTCTACTTACCATTAATGGACCTTGATACCATAATTGAAATGGTAGCTTGGGTGCGCGCAAAATCTCGCGACGAACATTGGACAATGTTAATTGATAATTGCAATACATCTTTGCGATTTATGTCCATGTATGGCCCAATAATGTTCAATAAGTGGAGAACACGACTGATATACGAATTGACCCGAGTACGACCGCCTGCTGCCGAAGTTAACCTTTTGCAATACATTGACTGTGTGAAATTATACGATATTCTTCAAATGATTCCCGACGATAATGGACTTGACGAACCGCTCGATATTGATCCCGCCGAACACGAACTGTATAATCCTGATTTGTTTATTCGATATGCATGGGAAGATCTATGCAAATCCAAAGATTTGGTGCTTGCTGCTACATCGGAAAGTGCTTCTGGTGTTAAAGTAGCCGACGAACAACCTATGATAGGTATTGCTGAAATGCAACCTGGAGGTGCACCCGATAGATATCGGAAAGGAATAATGCCCGATATGAAATGGAATTTGCAAAACATGTCATCTCGATTGAACTTAGTAACAACGCTGAATTATACATCTGGACAAGTTGGCAAACAAATTCTTACACTCCAAGTACCACATGATGTTTTAACATCTAACACCGTTTCTGTTGGTTTCGAAAGATTCCAATATGTACGATTTAAATCAGTTACCATGAAAGCCCAACTTAATGGTACTGGCTTACATGCTGGTGCAGTAGGAATTTATGTTGTTGAGTGCCAAGTTCCCGGATCAGTTATCCCTAAATATGCGAACAACCCTACGAACTGGACGACCCTTAAGCACGTTATACTGAATGCTTCTGCTGTTTCCTCAGCAGAAATTACGATACCCTGGAGATGCCCGAACAGTTTTATCCGAATGACGAATTCTGACCCCCACGTTGATTTTATTGGCTATATAGTTATGGAGCCTCTTGTTGATCTTACCATGGCATCTGGCGCAACTACTTCACTCCCAATAGTTATTCAAGCTTTCTTTGATGGAGTTGAATTCTTTGCCCCCTCGCCGATCCCAAGAGCTTCTGGCGTTTACAATCAAAACGCCCATGTTGTTGACTTCTTAGATAACCAATATAAGTTACTTCGACCCTTGCCTGACAATCACCGACGATTAATTCTTGCTGGAGACGAACTGGAACCTTATGCAATGGATGGACCATACATAGCTCCTCGTAGACGGAAAACCAATACGCTTGCTGCTGGAAACATCAATACCACCATATCAAATTTTACGTCTGGTGGACCGATGACAGGAGTGTCATCGACAGTAAGCAATAAAGACGAGTTAGATGCTGCGCTTTCCGCTACAGTTCCTGAAGCTGCAATGCTTGATGGAGCTACCCAGTTGCAATATCCAATTACCAACTGGCAAATGCCTTTTCCTTCTCTAGCCCTGACTGATAAAAACGCCTTGCCCGTACAATACCTGACCTACAAACCGAACTGCGATACTTATACTACTGTTGAAACATTTGATACAACTGAACACGAAATGTCTATAAAAGACAAGTTTCTTGACCCGTGGAATTATAAAGCTGCTTACAACTGGAAAGTTTCCGATCCTGTCGGAACAGTAATTTGTGCTGGACCTATGTGTCCATTTGAAACTTTCACGGGATATTACAACGATAAAGGAACTTACGTATCAAATTTTGCCCCAACCTCGACCGGACTTTTGACCCTGACTCTCCTCGAAAAGACAATGTTATTTGGACCAACCCATTGGAGTGGTGCATACTCAATGAAATTTCAAGTTTACAAGTCCCAATTCCAACAAGGGCGATTGGTGTTTATGTGTTTTCCAAATGAAAACACTGTTCCATCAACACTCACCAATCAAGCAAATGAATATATGCACTATTTCGAACTTTCCCCTGGACAGACTGAATTTATAGTAACGATACCGTATTATAATACGACGCCGTACGTACGATGCCCTGAATATACCTCGACTGCCCCTTCTGCGAAACAATTTAACAACCATGCTAATGGAGTATGGGCGCTAGTAGTTATTGCGCCTTTAGTTGAAGCCTTGAACGTTCCGACGTCAATATCCATTGTAAGATGGATATGTGGACGAGCATTTGACGATCAAGGAATGGAAGTTCCTGGTGCTGGAATTAAGCTCCATAATTTTGTTAATTTGAATCAAAGTTTTCTCCCTGAATCGATCTGGACCTCTGCCCCTGAACCGTATATGATGATTAATGAACAAGACTACGACGATACTGACGAGATGCCCGACTTAGATGATGCGCTAGCTGCCTCCTCAGACTCTGGAGGAGGTGCAACAATAGCTGAACCTATAGCGCAAGCAACCGAACCAACGATGATTGCTGGAAATGTTGGACCTCGCTCAGCTGCCCCGACCGAAAACATTCAGTTGAATTACGAAACTGTTGATGACCTTCGCACGCTCTTACGCCGACCTGTGCTCCTCAACAACTTTTCAGTTGTTGGTGGAAGTGGAGAAGCTGGACCCTTGACCGCTACCTACCGATTTTGGAACGCCCCACCCGTTTGTTATTCTGCTAATGCTACTGCTCTTTCCGGACCTGGATTGTGGCCTTTAATTATGTCACACTATGGATATTGGTTCGGAAGATTCATTTGGATACTTCGGAATAGAAATTCATCAAATGTAATGGGTATGGAGACCGACATTACATATTATCCAATTGTAACAACTGATGCATTAACAAATCAACAGAATATAGACGGAACAATGATGGATTCAAACGCAAATATTGAATTACTTACTGGAAAAACTTCTGCCCCTTTACAGACCTATCGAACTGGACATGCCCCGCTTGCAATAACTTATGTTAATGCAAATTATCAAATAGTTGAACCACCGTCACAAGGACATCACAAATGCCAATTAGCCCGACCTGTTACAAGTGGAACGCCCTATGCCGTACTCGTAGGTAATTACACTGATTACCTTTATGTTACCGGACAATTAGTCGTCAATTGCACATGTAATCAAGCAACGACGATATCACCAAATCCCGCGTACGTTAAGAATGACTTGTGGATGAATGTCATGGTACGCGCTGGAGATAGTTTTAGATTTGGAGGATGGATAGGAAACTTTAGAGTTTTCCTTGTTGGATGGCAAACAACTGCCACCACGGTAACTGGAATATGGCCTGACACTTGGGCTGGAACTGGAACAAAACCCCAACCTAATTTCTTTATGCAAAAGCCCCGACCTGTAGCTGCTGGACCACGAATTGATGAGGTATATCCCGGAAATTTTAACAATATTTATATTGATAATACCGGGCCCATCTCTGTAACTGGAACAGTAGGACTTTCAACTGTTGCCCCATCCGTATGGACTAACTTAATCACCCAACTCAACACAAATGGACTCATTCCTACTAAAGTAGAAAATTTTCCTCCTCAAGGACCTATAACTGGAACTGTTGACGTAGCCAATTTCCCTCAAAATCAAAATGTGACTGTGACGAATCCTTCGAACAACGTAACCGTGACCAATTTCCCCGCTGTACAATCTGTAAATGTAAACAATACACCGAACGTAAATGCAATTCAATATGGTGGAGCCGGTGTTCCATGGCACATCAGTGTCGATAATATTCCAACAGTCAACGCGCAGCAAAGTGGACGATGGGACGTTGTGGTTGACAACGTCGCCGTCGATGTTAATGTCGTTGGCACAGCTGATGTAAATATAGCTGCTGTTAACGGAGATTTTAACAACTTTGCGCGTAAAATTGGAGAATGGGGAAGTAATGTTCCAACCACCTCCCTGAACATTGGACTCTACGGAAACATCCCTGGCGATGCATATCATGCAACTTTCGCCAATTGCACCAATGGCAATAAAGCTTATGGATTAGTAACATCCAACACTGCCGGTGCAGTAGAAATAAACATTGAAGACTGGGATGCTCAAGCTGCTGGGCTTGAAGAAGATATTGATTTGATAAAACGAACAACTGATGGACGACCGCCTCACAAATTTAACATGCCGAATGCCTCATTACCTGCCCTGACACGAGAATATGAACAAGTTGTAACCTGGAATTACTCACCTAGCCCGAATATCCGACGAGATAAACCCTTGATTTTCCTTTCCGCTGGAGTCACAGACGAGGGAACTGCAGGCTTGAATATTATTCAAATTTATGGCAATCCAAATGCCATTTCAATAGCCTCTTCTTTCCCAGAAATTTGTGAATTCCTTGTTAACGATCCTTATAACGAAAGGAAATATCAAATGACGCTTCGATCAATCGACCTACCCTTGGTTGCGTATACCGATCCCGGTTGCGTATCCTTCGCCTTCCCGACCACGAACCGCTTGTACCAAATCGAATTACTGCCTTCTCGAATGCTGTTAGTGCCTGACGCTGGCGTAGATCCAACTGCGCTGCGAAATGCATCGTATGATATACGATGGAGACCAATAGGACGATCAGCATTACCGACCGCTGCCCCCGCCACGCTTACTGAACGAATGGTGCCTTCATTGGTTGCTACTGCGGCAGAAAGTGGAGTTTTCACGCCGCAAGAAGCTGTTGATTATTCGAGAGCATTCTCGGATTTTCTTGAAAGATCATCTGGAAAGCCACTTCCTCGTCAAAAAGAAAATAAAGAATTACTCGATGAGCTTGAAGAACTTAATCGAGAAGATGACGAGCGGAGAAAAGCTGAACTTGATCTCCAACGCAATATTACAGAAACAGCTTTGGAAAAGAAAAAGAACCAAGGAACGAGATTAGCCGACCAAATCTATACCGATCGTGTTAGGCGAATGAACTTGGTGGAAACTGTTATACCACCAATACAACAGCATGAACAAGACGCAATTGATCATGAACCTACACACTTTCAGTATGATACCATCCCAAAACTTGAACAAGTTGTCAAGGTTAAGGATGAAATTAGTGTTTTGGAGAAAACACTACAAAATCTCGCAGTCCAAAGAAAAGAACTGAAAAAGCAACCACCCAAGATAGAAAAGATGCCAACTTGGGAAGAGCAAAAACAACTCCTGAAGCAAGGAGCAGGCATCGAAACTGACCCCGATGAATTTCGCGTATCCATCGAGACAGTGCGACCAACCTACGCGACGACCTCAAAAGTGACTGAATTAGTTGAATCTGACCCGGAATACTTTGCCAAACTTGAAGATAGTTTCACGCCCCAAGAATTACAACGGTGGCCGAAAGAAGTTCAAGAAGCCGCCAAAGCGATGGGAAAATTTAATTTTGAAATTATAGTTCACTCCGTGATGACTACATCTAGTATCACGCAAATGTGTGCCGACATGCCACCGAATCATTTCTTTATAAGAGCTGGAAATAAAGAAACAAAAGATTCTTATGGCAAAACCGTATATATTTTCTATGGCGAACTCGTCATGGGAAGTAAATCTCATCGCCCGCCGGTGTATTGTATACTGGCGAAAGTTACAACGAAATACCATCCGTTGAAAGTCACTGCTAGGATGCAGATGTATGAGGCTTTACGGATGAAGGCTCGTGAATATCTTTTGAGTAATAACGTGTGTGATCAAAAAGGCAATTTGATTCCCGTTGCCCAATAAAGGACTGACTACCCTTCGACCGCTAGTGGTGTATGACATGTGCTCTGCCCTAGTGTACAAAATTGAAACTTTAGCAATTAAAATTAAAGTAGTGCAATAAAACTGGATCCCTAGTAATAAAACTCTCCGCGGCTGTATGATCTGCAGACCGCCAAAAAGTCTCGTTTGTTTACGCAAGCGATTCCGTTCACTTTAAAATATTTATAGCAA